CGTGAATCGTTTAATATCAACGACTTAGCGGACCAGCATATCCTCTAGGTTGCATTGACCCTGCATTTTGGCCCGATCTTGGTACAATCCAGCATCCGGATCGAGGCGCTGCGGCGTCCCGTGCGCGGGGCTGCAACGCCGCCCCGATGTGCGTGGGAGCGCCTGAGAGGCACCCTACAGCGCCATGAGCGTTGTTTGGCACCCCATGCCCAGCGAGTTGGTGTTGTGCGTGCTCCTTGCGGCGCTCTGCGCCCAGAGAGTTGGTGTGAAGGTTACTCACGCTTGCTTAGCGCGCCAATACTCGGCAATCAGCGCAGCCTCAGCTATGCCGTCGTCCGACTTCCGCTTCAGCAGGGCATCGGCTGCGCTGCCGAACATGACCTTGGCCGCGTCGATGCTGGCCTGCTTGCTGCTGTTCAATCCCATCGCCCGCTTCCACGCTGCCGGTGTGACGTAGTGCACCGGCCTGCCGACGCTGAACACCAGAGCCTCAATGCCCCCGAGCATCCGCCCGAACTGGAAGCTGCTGCTCACGCCCTGCCTCGGCATCGCGTGCACCGCCTCGATCACCGCCACGTCGAACGGCACCAGACAGTCGCCCCACCAGTCGAACACTCCCCGAGCGTCGACCTGCTTCTTGCCACGCACCTCAACCACTGGCATCCGCGTGCCCTTGACCAACCGACCGCCCTGCACGATGGCGAGCCCGCCGGTCTGTCCGGGATCGACCCCTAGAATACGAATACTGCTCATGCTACCCTCTCCTTGCTCATGTGGTGTGGGCAGAGCTTAACAGCTCCCTTGACCTCGGTCTATCTGGAACCTCCTCCCCCAGATGCTGACCGAGGTCTTTGTGTTTTTTGACCCCCTATTTTTGTCTGTGGCTGGCGCTCGCTCACTGACGCCTCCGCGCTGTGGCAACAGCGCAGCGGAGTGTACGTTAGTACTACCCTGCCAGCCATCTGCCACGACACTGCTTTTTCCCTTTGCTTTCAACAGGTTATGAGCGTGGCAGAGGCCTGCCACGCCCTGCCACTGCCACACCCTAACATATTGAAAACAAACAACATTGCATTGACAGCGTGGCAGCTGCCCTGCCATTCTGCCACAGAAATCACGCATTTCCGACCTCAATAATACGCACCTCAAAGCTGGCAGATGCGTCGTCCCCAATCACCGCCGTGACGCTGTATGTCGCCCCATCCACGACGCACTCCTGCGCCCTCATCCACCGCTGCAGCACCTTCTTGCTCTCGGGTCGGTCGGCCCGCATATCCTTGGGGAACGCGTCCCTGCCGCCCACTGCCTTGTTGACCAGACCACGGCTGTGCACGCCCACTCCAAGGGCGCGCACCAGCGTCTGCGTCTGGCTGCTCTTCAGGACAGCGTCGGCCGCGTTCTTGTCCTTGGAGACGGCGTCCTCCGCCTCCCTGTAGCCGATGTGCGTCACGACCGGCAGGTCAGGGTTCATGTCGGACGGCTCGATGACGTAGGCCGCCCGGAACAGGGTCGGAGACATTTTCATCTTGACCGTGTTAAACAGGATGATGTTGGGCCGCTCGCCTCGCTTGGCTGCGCTGTAAGCCTCCCACGCATCCCCAGACGACCCCTCCGGCAGGAACGGCGTCAGGGTCGATCCACCCTGCACCGCGCCGATGTTCTGCGATGACCCACGCTGCGCATAGAGGTCAGCCGCGTACCAGTCCGGCCGTTTGTTCTCCGGTGGCTTGCCGGTGTGGGCCCAGTACATGACCGCGACGCCTGTCTCTCTGCTGATCCTGCGGAACTGCCTGTTGAGCATGCGAGCATGGAAGCGGCTGTTTTCGTCACCGCCGTTGAACTCGGTGATCGGGTCGACCATCAGCAGGTCAATATTGGCGTCCTTCAGCTCCACGATCAGTCGCTCGATCAACGGCTCATTCGGCACCACTTCCATGCGTCCGTGCGCCGGGTTCTGTTGCTCGAGTACGATTTCGAGACCATTGTGCTCCGTCTCAAGCGCCTCCTCTCCGACGATCAGCAGGTCACCCTTCTGCGGCAGCATGTGCTTGTGCTGCGCCGCCATGACCTGCAGCTTCATCGCCGCAGCCGCCTCTTCGGCATTGGCCCACGCTATGTTCAGCGGTCGTTCCGCCTTCCCCAGCCCGTAGAGTTCTGTGCGCCCCGCCAGCATGCCAGCGATGAAGCCCGCCGACAGCGCCGTCTTGCCCACCGCACTCATGCCGACGACGGCTTGCGTGCCGCCGACCCGGATCAGGTTCTCGACCAGCCAAGGCGGCATATCCTCACTGATCTGGTCAGGCCTGCGGAACAGGCCGCCCTCGCTGATCGGTGCCAGATCCGCCTTCATCTCCGGCCGCAGGTAGTGCATGACGCTGCCGCCGGTCATCGGCGTGCGCCCGCTGGCCAGCACCTCGGACGGATCCGCCGCGCAGTCCCACATCTTGATGGCCTCGACCTCGAGCGTGTCGGCGTCATCGCTGCCGTCCCACCGGCGGCACCACTGGATCCACGCGTCGCGCGCAGCCTCCTCATGCTGCGTGCCGTGCGCCTCATAGTGCAGCCCATGCCCGACAGCCAGCCACGCCTCCCTGTCGCTGATCGTATTGTCCGCAGCCTTGACGGTCTCGATCAGCCGAGGCACGTCAGCACCACGCGACACCCCCAGCAGGGCCGCAGCCATCGGGTCGACCGTGACCGCGGCGCGGGTCGGGAACCAGTCAGGCAGGAGCGCCGGAGGCTCGTCGATGCTCCATGTGTAGCGCCCATTCTCGAACCGCGACGGCGGCAGGACCACCACGCCACGGTGCTTGATGTCGACCCCCTCGTATCCATTGAATTTGCCGGGGAACCGATTGCCGCCATCCTCGAAATAATAATGCTCGCCCCCGCTGGCGCTGGACACCGACATCGTGTCCGGCACGTCGCGGTCCCAATTGCACTCTGGCTTGTACAGATCGAGGTCGAGCACGACCAATCCGTTCGCCTCCGGGTTCATCCCGATGTTGTCAGTCGGGTGCCGATCCCACCAATCCGACACCTCCTGCACGGTCATCCGGGCATCGAGGTATCCCTTGATCGCCGGGATCTTGGTGCCCGCGCGGCACGGGAAAACCCAGAAACCGTCTTCCGCCAGCTCAATCGCCGCCTGCTTCAATTCACTCATTTTGCACTCCATCTAGTGTTGACTGGAGGCGTGGGCACGAGATATGGTGGTGGTACTGCTACCGCCGAGATATTCTCGTGCACACTCCTCCCTGAACTTGGCTCCACCGCTCACACGGTGGAGCCCTTTTTTGTTGGACCTACAGCATAGGCACGGCACCCTGCCACGGTCAATCCGACAAAAAGTTCTATAATCCCCCTTGTCAGCATCTGATCAGCAGCGTATATCTACCTCATCGAAACACACCACAGGAGCCCACCCCCATGAAATTCACCACATACAAGAACGTCGACGGCGGCACCTCGATGATCAGCCAAGCCAACGCCCTCTCCGCCATCCGCGAGCTGGGTCACACCTTCGCCGTCGCACTCGCGGAGCGAGGTCACGACACCAAGGAGAACGACCTGATGTCCGGCCTCGCCGCATACCATATGCTCAATCTCAAGGGCGAGAACCCGCGCCTCGATGCCGCTCACCGCAGCGTGGTGCGCGAGATCACCAACGCGATGTCCGATCAGGGCGGAGCAGCAAAATGACTTGCAACAGCCGCGAACACATCGCACGCCAGACGCAGCACTTCGAGCCGGATCCGGGCAGCGTCACACCATCCCACCCATCGAGCGAGGTGCGCCGTCAGGCGCGCCACATGCAGCGATACAGCCTGCGCCCGCAAGCCAGCGCATGGATGATGACCTGCGCCGCACTTGCCGTCGTGATGGCCTGCGCATGGGCCGTGGCACTGCCATTCCACACACCAATTGAAATCCCCGCACACTGCGGCACATGCTGAAAGGACGAACCATGACTGAACAAATATGGACACAAGAATGCCGCGCAAAACTAGAGGATTACCTACAGACCCACAAATTGCCGTCAGGCTTGGGTACAGAGGAAAGTGCCTGCTCCATTGCTGCAATCAATCTGGCAATCACAGGCGAACTTACAGACCGCATTCCTGACTGCGTGTCAAAGGTTTTGGGCAAGGTTACCATAATTCTACAAGACGTAATGCCTGACAAAATGCGCAACAGCGCCCGATATAAGGCGCTTCTAATAGACATGCCCGGAACAGGCCGCAATCGTGAGCAAAGACGAACGGAAGTTATTACGGCATGGATGTGGGATGTTGTGCTGCCTCAACTTCAGGACGGCGCAGATGAACAGGGTTTTGGCAAAACATGGCGTCATATGTGTGAACAGAAAAGCGAACATACTGCCCATGCTGCTGCCTATGCTGCCTGTGCTGCCCGGGCTGCTGCCGATGCTGCTGCCCGTGTTGCCGATGCTGACTGCTGGGTAAGGACAGACCCTCTCGGAGTGCTGGAACGCATGACGTATCTGGAGGGAGAATG